ATCGCCTTCTCCGGCAGATACCGCTCACCGGTCTTTGACGATGGCTTTCCGCTTTTGGTTCGCCATTTCTGGTCTCCCCAGTTCTTCAGGCTTTGCTGTGGCGCTTTCATATTAGTTTAGTATTTTTCCGGTTTACATCACTTTTTTCGACACCAGAACTTTTACCCGAGTGCAGCAATTTTAAGTCTTGTAGGTGATCTGACCCAACAAAATAAACACCTTTGGGTTGCGATAAAAGCCACATATCCCGGCGGTTGTTTGCCTTGTCTGCCATCTTCTTTGCTGGTGTACTACCAGACTCCCACATGTCCTTTTCACCGCTACTTATAAAAGCCGCCACATTTTCTTTGGTTGCTTTGGCTTGACTGTTTTTTAAATACGTACCGCCCATCGCTTTTAAAAACTCAGTCAGCGTATCAGCACCAAACCTGCGCTTCTTAAAATAACCGTACTGCCCTTGCGTTTTAAGCAACATGTCAAAAATAGTACCTGCACCTACCAGTATTTCTTTCTGCTCATTAACCGCTGTGTTTGTAAAAATAACAAACAAAAATTCTTTTGGGTAACCCTTTACATCTTTCGCCAGCGCGTCGTCCCACGACCCTTGATACTTAATTCCCGGTATCCGGTCATCACCGTTACCCTCGTACCAAGCTCCGTACTTACCAATAGCAGCTTTAACTTCTGGCGGTACTGCTACGCCTTTGCCATGTACTTGCCCCACAAAAATCAGGTCAGGGCGAACCTGCAACACGCTCATTTAATCCCTGTACCCGCCGCCAGCGGCCTTGTACTTCTTCGCTACGAGCTGAGCTTTACGGGCTGACCACTGCCCTGCGCCCGTGCCATGAGTTGCTGCGGCTTTCACTTGGCTCACGATCCGCTTGCGCAGTTCTGGCTTGGTGTAGTTACCAGCAGCATTGACCTTCCCACCTTCTTTGTACTGCGTAAAGTCGGTGTCATCCCGTCGGGCCTTCTTCTTGGCCTTGGGCATCTTGGAAGGGCTAATTGCACCCATGCCACGCGAGGCCATCATTAGCAGTACCCGCCCTTTTTCATACCCTTGGCACCAGCCATCTTGACCATCGTGCCCTTGGTCTTGCCTTTTGTAGCAACACCGTCTTTGCTAGGGGCAGCAGTGCGAACCGAACCCATCTTAGATGGAGCGACCATACCGCCTTTAGCGTACTTAGCCATACCACCCTTCTTCATACCGGCTTCTTTCATCTCGTGCTTAACCATGGACTTAGGAGCGCCCTTTTTCTTCATGAACGCAACTTCCTTCGCCATCATCTTCTTGGACTCAGCCATACCGCCTCCAGATTTAGTGAACTCTTTACCTACACTTGTTGGAACGCCGACCTTCTTTGCAAACTTTGGGTTGTTCGCCACAGCTTGCATGAACCGCTCTTGCTTTGCTGACTTGGCTGGCATTACACCATCCTGCCTTTCGTTTTACCGCGCTGGGCACAGCCATCAGCCGCCTTGACGTAGCCACCCTTTTTCTTACCGGTGACAGTCTTGACGACCTTGTTGATCTTGGCTGGCATGGAGTCAGGGTTTTTCTTATCCCGCTCCTCCATGCGCTTTTCCGCCTCGGCGTTCTGCTCCGGCGTGCCCATCACGTTCTCGTACAGGCGGCGGGGGAGTGATTTCTCAGCCATGATTAATAAATCCTTCCTTTGGTCTTACCACGCTGAGCGATACCATCAGCCCGCTTGGAAGCAGAACCCATCGAAGGTTTAGCCTGTTTAACCGAACCCATACCAGATGCTTTCACGGAGCCACCGGCAGCGTACTTCTTAACCATGCCGCCTTTCTTGATACCGTAGCCCTGCTTTTTAGCAAGTTCTTCTTTGCGGCGTCTTTCTACTTCTAACGCACGCTCCCGCATTTTGTCTTTGTCAGACAGAACGGTGCTTCTGTTTCTGTTCGCTACGGTGCCTTCGACTGCTTTCTGAACCTGCCTAAAACCCGCAGACGTAGGTTCTTTTTTGTTTGGGTCACCGGGCGTGGTTATACCCGTGCCACTAAGCCCTGCTCTTTTCTGTAAAAACTGTTTATGTTGGCGTTCATGACGTTGTTTTTGAAGTGCTTTAGCTTGCGGAGAATTTTCGTCTAATTTTGTAATTGGACCTAACCCCTTAGAGCCTGTATCCGAACCAGCCATACCTGAACCGTCATACTTGGGTGTCTTGTCCTCAGTTACTGGCGCAGCGTCTTTCTTATCCCCAGCTGCTGGCGCTGTCGCTGGCTTCTTATTCGTCTTAACTACTTGCACTGGTGGCTTACGTTTCTTTGGCGGAACTACGGGTGCAGGTGCATTGTCCGTTCTTTCAGCATTTACATCGGAGTACAGCTCTTTTCTATCAGCGCCCTCAGGCATGTAGTTATGTCTAGGGTCCTTTGACTGGTTTAGCGCACGTTGTCTTGCATCCTCTCGTTCCTTGCGCTGGGAGTCTGAAGCTGCGTCTGCTGTTGCCTTTTCATGGCTTTGTTCTTCAGGGAACTTACCCTGTGGTTTGTATTCACCTTCGGGAGGGTTATACCCCATGCTTTTCTTTTTGTTTTTGCTCATTAAATAAGCAAGTGTGCCCAGACCAGCTAGGGCCGCAACAGCGCCGCCGCTGTCAAATTTTCTAGTGCGGGCCGAGCCCTTGACTGGTTTAGCTTTAGCCTTCATCTTTCTTCCCCTTACGCAGAAGGTTCTGCACAGTATTAGTTTCGTAAATACGAATGCCCGTCCAGAATATTGTGAACAAAGCGGCTATGGCGGGTAGCACCTCTACAAGCGTACCGACCACAGTCGCAATCGAAATTGCGTCTGCAACGTTCTTTGCAGTCTCGTGTTGGTCTAACATTTCCAAGCCCTTAAACTTTTATTGATCCGGCTATTCGGGTCGTTCGCGGTTTTGGCAGAAGTGAGCTTCTTTTTCATCCCTTCCATTCTGGAACAGAACGACTTTTTCCTTGCGCCGCCTTCCGGCTGGGGGGCTTTCAGCCCCGGCTTCCCCGGATTCGCTGCGTTGTAGGAGGCTCGCCCTTTGGCGTTTAGACCACCCTTGGGATTTTTGCCCTCTTTCCTCTGCCATGCCGGAGACTTAGCCATAGAACACCACAATAGTTGCAGTTGCCAGAGTAGCGTGAACATTCGTATTGAACTTAATGCCCTCGCCGGGGAACAGGATGTGCACAGAACCCTTAACCGCCGGTGCCGTAAACGAAAACCGCGTAGTGCCGCCCGAACCGCCGTCCTTCAAGACAACCGTACCATTTTCTTCATAGCTGACAGTCACCGCTTTTACACGGGTCGTATCAGCGTACGCGAGGTTGGTCGAGGTTACCTGTGCTGACTTAACGTCTGTTTGCATCATGGCGATGCCTCCTTATTAGACGTTCTGCTGACCAGCCAGCGGATCGAGCACGAAGTAGGTAATGAAACCAGAAATACCGGCAGTCAAAGTGCCGCCCCCAGTAACATACACAAGTTCGTTTACAGCAACGCCTTGGCCTGCACCAGCGGTAGCTGCGCCAATATTAATGGTGTCAGCAGCATCAGCAGCGCCAGTAGCCACATAACCATTGGGATCAGGAGTACCAGTGCCGTCGTACTGAGCATAGCCAAGGTCAAAAGTCTCAGCCGCGCCGCCATCACCGGTCACGATCACGCCAGTCACAATAGCGTTTGCCGGGAGAATAACTGCGCTGGTATTAGTAGAAGAAGCTTGGACATTGTCCGAAGCAGTGTTGGTGTCGGGGATGTAGAACTGAGCAGCCATGATGCCGGTGCCGCAAACAGCCGTGCGAGTTGTGTCGCCGCCGCCCGAACGCCAGATGCTTTGGGTAGTAGAAAGAGCCATGTTTTCCCTCATGCGGTTAGGCACGTCAATCTGCATGAAGTCAGGCCGGGGGCCTGTTTGACGTACCGGATAAACCCCGGAATACCTACTTTATATACTACAAAAAGGGGGGCGTAAAGCCCCCCTCGTCTTACGCGCCCTGCGAGCCGTACATACCAAGCGGATCAGACCAGCCGAACGAGTAACGCTCACGAGCCTTGTAACGAACGTTGCCAGTATCGAAGTCACCATCCATCGAGGTAGACATAGGCGTACGAACAAAGTGCTTCATGCCGTTTGGAACGTCAGTGGTCAGGAACCATGCGTTGTTGTCGGTCAGGAAGTGGTTGATCGTATAGCCTTCTGGGATCGAACCGTTGTTCTTCAGAGCGTTAACGTCGTTGTCATTGGTACCGACGCGGAGTTCGGTTTCCAGCAGACGAGTCGCAACGAACTGGAGAGCAGGAGGAACGATCAGCTTACGGGGCTTAGCAGCAATCAGCAGACCACGTTCGTCAGTCCACGCAGCGATCTGAATCACAGCGTTTTCCAGCGAAGTTTCGTTCAGGTCAGCGGGGGTCGAAGGGATGTTCGAGTTAACGCCGCCAGAGACGAGTGGGTGCGAAGCCGAGAACAGAGGCACGTTGTCGCCGCCATAATACTGGGACGAGTTGGTGAAGCCGTTGTTCAAGACGTTTGCTGCTTTGACTTGCTTGGTGTAAGCCATAGCACGAGCCAGAGCTTTGGTATAACGAGCCGAGAGGCTGTCATACAGGTTGTCTTCGATGGCCTCTTCGGTCAGCGAGAAACCCAAAGCAATGGTTTCGTGGTTGTATCGAGCAGTCCATGCCTCTTGTGCGTTGTCGTACGCGATTGCAGAACCTTCGTTCTTAACCGGTGCGGCACTGAAGCCAGACAGCTTTGTTTCTTCTTCGAACGAACGCTCGGAAGTCTCTGTTTCGTAGATTTCCTTGTGCTCTTCGCCGTAACGAGCATACTCCAGACCAAACAAAGCGTTCAGGCCGGGGAGCAGCTCTTTCAGTAGTTGTGCGCGTGAAATTGCCATGATTTATGCTCCCTTATGCTACGCCAGTGGCGTTGTTGTACGAATGATAGCCAAAGTTAAACTTGACGATCAGTTCGGTGTAACCGTTAGAGGTTGCGGTGTCAGGAACACCATCAACAACTCGCATCGGCAAGGAAGTGCTAACAGCATTAGCAAACACACCGGTTCTGGAATTACCAGCAG